CTGTTGTACAACTAGATGTCAAGGAACCAGAATCTGTCGAGTTAAGAAAGAAAGCAGATATTGTTATTAAAGCTCTATCAGTTAATTCTGATCGTAAAAAAGACGGTTTCAGATTAGCCCAATTATATAATGATATGGCAACTTTAATAGCTCTTGATGGCAAAGATGAAGTTATTAAAAATACTGAAGAAATTAGACAAGCTAATAGACTAACGGGAGCAATGCTAAAACTAGATATCAAAGGCAAATATGAAGACCTACCAGAAGCTGCTCAAGACTTAGTATTAACAGCAATTGGAGACGACAATGTTTTACTAAATGAAGATCTGAGAGAAAAAGCTGTTCAAGGTTTTAAGGCTTTATCATGGGCTTGTTTAGAAGGAAGTAAATAATGGCAAGATATTCACCACAAGAATTATATGATAATTATCGTAATGGCTTTAGTGGTTGTTTGTGGGAGCAGCATGTTTTTGATCATTTGATGGAACATAGTAAATATCCATTATTCGGTGATGCTAGCAAAAAAATAAAAAGTAGTGGCAAGGGTAAATTATCAACACCATATAAAAGTGTTTTAAAATTTGAGAAAAGTCCCTATAACGAAAGACAAACAACAGGAGATTGTGTATCTCACGGAACGAGAAACGCATGTGATGTTAGTAGAGCAGTAGAGATAGATGTAAATGGGGAAAAAGAAGCCTGGGTCGCCAAAGGAGCGACAGAAGCCATTTATGGCGCTCGTGGCCATGGCGGAGAAGGAATGAGTTGCTCAAGAGCAGCTGAATTTGTTAGTAAAAATGGTGGAATACTATTAAGACAAAATTATAAAGGAGTTGCTGATTTTACTAAATATAATGGTAGTCTTGGCGCAGGATGGGGGGCCAGAGGATTACCAGATAAAGTTATTGACGTAGCAAATGATCACCAGATTAGAACAACTAGTTTAATACGAACCGTAGAAGAAGCAAGAGACGCCCTAGCTAATGGCTATGGTTTAGCTGTATGTTCTAGCTATGGATTTAGTAATAAAAGAGATAAAAAGGGCATATCTAATACTAGTGGTAGCTGGGCCCATTGTATGGCTTGGATAGCATGTGATGATACTGGCAGCGAACCATTATTTTTGGTACAAAATAGTTGGGGGAAATGGAATGATGGAGGTCATCCAGAATGGGGGCCTATTCCGGATGGAAGTTTTTTAATACGAGCCGACGTAGCAGCAGGGATGCTTTCACAAAATGGAAGTTATGCATTTAGTAATTTTGACGGGTTCCCTGTACAAAAGCTACCATCTTACGGTTTCGAAGACTATCTATAATATATAGTCTAATAGGTAACTTTAAGTTTGGTGTATTATAATTTATACCTTAGGGTTATACTATGAAACTTTTAGATAGAATTGTTCTAAATAATTTTTTACGAATAATAAGAGATCTTATTATACGAATAGCTGACTTTTTTGAAAAACAAAATAAGCCAGTTAAACCTCAACCAAAACCAGTTCCTAACAAGCCACGACCTTTGAAAAAAATCATAGATCTAATTCCTGTTCCATGGAGAACAAAAGATGAATAAAATACTAGTTCCAATTTTGGCTGCTGCTATGCTATTTGGTTCATATGGATACAATGGATCGACAACTTCTGCGGTTACTCTTGTTGGAGGAATAGTAAAAGCTCAACACACAGAAAGCGTTAAAAAATATAGAAGAAAAGATTGTCCAGTATGCAAAGGCACTGGCTATTATATTAGTGGCGATAAAATTACTAAAGTCAATTGTGGATATTGTATTCCTGACAAAGCAGAAGTTCCAAAAAATAATCAGTTAAAAGAATATCCTAAAGTTATTGTTCATCCCCCAATAACTATTCAGCAAAACTGTCCAAATGGCGTTTGTCCAATTCCTAAAAAATAAAGGTTTTATAATGGATAATAATTCTGACATTAAATTAAAAGCAATAGCTGAAAAAGTATTAAAAAGAGCTAACGTACCAAATGACGAAAAATTTGGCAGTGTAATAGCAATATTAATGATGATTAGTATAATATTAACAGTTATTAGAGTATTACAAGAATGCAATAAAAATAAAACAAAAAATATGACAGCAGAAGATAAATATGCTGTGTATGCCGAAAATATCCATTCATTTAGTAAAAAACGAGGATGGTTTACTCGTATGAGAATCAAAAGAATTGTTAAAAAAGAAATGAGCCATGAGGACTATAACAAATATGGTATCAAGCTTGTTGAGGCTTTATTAGATACCGGAGAAGTTCTTGATAGTGACGAAGTAACAACACTAGTGGAGGCAGCAAATGTTTAGTATATTAATATGGTGTGTTTACGGAATTTTTGTTGGCAGCATAGCAAAAACTTTAGTTCCAGGAGATGAAAACTTTGGATTTGTAAAAACTGTTGCTCTTGGAGTAAGTGGGTCTTATATGGGCGGAGCTATTCTATACTTACTAGGAAAATACGAATCATTATCTCCTACAGGTTTATTTATGGGCGTAGCAGGAGCTGTTTTAACCCTGGTTCTATACAACAAACTCACAACAAAAGTTTCTTGACTTAGTAACTGATGTCCGTATAATAGTTTCATGCGACCAACATGGAACGACTATTTCTTAGGACTAGCTAAAGTGGCTTCTCAAAGAAGTCATGATATTCATACGCAACATGGTTGCGTTATTACGGATAGAAATAATAGAATTCTTGGAGTAGGATATAATGGATTCCCCAAAGAGTTAGATGATTCGTTATTGCCTAAAAATAGACCAGAAAAGTATCCTTGGATGATTCATGCAGAAAGAAACGCTTTGTCTAATTGCGTGGTCAGACCAGATGAAGGTATCGCTTATGTAACTGGTCAATGCTGCAACGACTGTATTATGGCTTTGTGGCAAGAAGGAATAAAGAAAGTATTCATGATTGATGATCACGGAACAAAATTATTTGATACTGAGCAACAAAAAATATTTGATACTTTTATCGAAATGAGCAATATGAAAATATATAAAATCTCTCCTGATCTTTCTTGGATCAAAAATCTGTGCGGTGTACTATGACTATACTATGTTTTTATTTATCTTTGTTTTATTATCTATATTTACAATACTATAATAGTGATATCGAAATAATAAATAAACAATTTCAGTATACCATATTGATTGGTTTAATATCAATTCTAAAACCATCCACAGAAAATTTATTCAAGAGTAAAAAAACATGATATTTGATGAACAAATAACAAGAAAACCAGACAACTATCCTTGGACTCAAGAATTTATAGAAGCTATGCACAATGGATTTTGGACCCATAAAGAGTTTAATTTTCAAAGCGACATTCAAGACTTTAGGGTCAATCTAACCGACCAAGAAAGAAATATAATAACAAGGGCATTGTCTACTATTGGACAATTAGAAATATCTGTTAAGAAATTTTGGGCTAAACTAGGAGATAATCTGCCTCACCCATCAATAAATGATATGGGTTATGTTATGGCCAATACTGAAGTTATTCATGGAGATGCATATGAAAGACTACTAGAAGTATTAGGAATAGAAGATTCCTTCGAAGAGATACTCAAATTAGATATGATCAAAGGACGAGTAAATTATCTTAGAAAACATTTGCATAAATTTCATGCGGATAACAAAAAACAATTTATCTATTCTTTGATACTTTTCACTTTATTTGTAGAAAATATTGCTTTGTTTTCGCAATTCTATACCATAGGTTTTTTTGGAAGATATAAAAATTCTCTCAAAGACACGAACAAACAAGTTGAATATACCTCAAGGGAAGAAAATTTACATGCTATAATAGGTATTAAACTTATTAATGTAATAAAATCAGAATATCCGGAAATCTTTGACGATGAACTAAAAAATAAAATCATGCATGAAGCTGCCGAAGCCATAAAATATGAGTGTCAGATCGTTGAATGGATTGTTAATGGATACGATCATGACAAATTAAACTCGGGACTTTTGAAAGAATTTATTAAAAATAGAATGAATGAATCATTAGTTCAAATAGGATATGACGCTATTTTTGAAGTAGATCAAGAAATGTTATCTAAAACAACTTGGTTTGATGAACAGGTTCTTGGCAATAATATGACAGATTTTTTCCATAGCCGTCCTGTCGAATACTCTAAAAAGTCTCAGAGTTTTTCTGTGGAAGATTTATTCTAATTTAGGATGAGTACTTTAGGAATAGGAAATAAGATGACAAGTAGTAAGAAGTATTATTGGCTTAATTCTCATAGCAGGATTTTTCTAGAGAGAGGCTATCTGAATGAAGGAGTTACTCCTGAGCAAAGGATTGAAGATATAGCCAAAAATGCTGAAAAAATACTTAAAATTAAAGGATTCGCTGCAAAATTCGAAGACTATATGAGTAGAGGATTTTATTCTTTAGCTACTCCTGTATGGACAAATTTTGGAAATAGTCGAGGATTACCAGTATCTTGTTTTGGCTCATATGTGCAAGACACTATGGAATCCATATTAGATAAAACTGCAGAAGTAGGAACCATGAGTAAAATGGGCGGCGGCACAAGCGGCTATTTCGGCGATTTAAGAGCAAGAGGCACTAAGATTAGTGTAGGTGGAGAATCTAGCGGACCAATTCACTTTATGGAATTATTTGACAAAGTAGCAGATGTTGTATCTCAGGGAGCAGCAAGAAGAGGATCTTTTGCAGCATATATTTCGGTAGATCATCCTGATATAGAGGAATTTTTACAGATACGTTCAGAAGGACATTCTATTCAAAATATGAGTATTGGTATTACTATTACTGATAAGTGGATGCAAGAATTAAAAGATGGAGATAAAGAAAAAAGAAAGATCTGGGCTAAGATTATTCAAAAAAGATTTGAGACAGGCTATCCATATATCATGTTTAGTGATACGGCAAATAAAAATGCTCCAAAAGTTTATAAAGATAAAAAATTAAAAATAAAAGCATCTAATTTGTGCAGTGAGATACAGCTATTGTCCGACAAAGATAATTCTTTCGTTTGCGTTCTTTCTTCTTTAAATTTATTGCATTGGGACGAAATCAAAGAAACAGATGCTATCGAAACTCTAATTTGCTTTTTGGATGCCGTTAATGAAGAATTCATAACAAAAACAGAAAACATGAGATTTATGGAGTCGGCCAATAGATTTGCTAAATCTCAAAGAGCATTAGGTATGGGTGTTCTAGGATGGCATTCATTATTACAATCTAAAATGATACCATTCGAATCAATGGAAGCCAAATATCTAAATACAGAGATCTGGAAAACTATAAAAGAAAAATCAAATAATGCATCAGAAGAACTAGCAAAGTTATTGGGAGAGCCAGAATTATTAAAAGGATATGGAAGAAGAAATGTCACAACTCTTGCTGTTGCTCCAACAACATCTAGTTCGTTTATCCTTGGACAAGTCAGTCCCAGTATAGAACCTCTTAATAGTAACTATTTTGTTAAAAATTTAGCTAAAGGTAAATTTACATATAAAAACCCATATCTTAAAGAGATACTCAAACACTATCAAAAAAATGATGATCAAACATGGAAAAGCATATTAGTTCGTGGTGGGTCAGTACAACACTTAGATTTTTTATCAGAAAAAGAAAAGAATGTATTTAAAACATTTGGAGAAATAAGTCAAAAAGAAATAGTTATTCAAGCTGCACAGAGACAAAAATATATAGATCAGTCTCAATCATTAAATATTATGATTAGTCCAACGTGCTCTCCAAAAGAAGTGAGCAGTTTATTAATCGATGGTTGGGAAATGGGAATCAAAACCTTTTACTATCAAAGATCAGCTAATCCAGCACAAGAGTTGGCTCGAAGTATTTTAACATGTTCGTCTTGTGAATCTTAATAAGGAAATATTAAATGACAAATCCATTTGCAGATCAAACAAAATTCATGAACGCTTGCGACCAAACAACACAGTCTTATAATGAGCAACAATATAATTTGTATTGTAATCTTATTAGAGAAGAATACGACGAATTACATGCTGCTATAACAGAAAACAATAGAGTAGAACAATTAGATGCTTTAACAGATATTTTAGTAGTTACTATTGGAGCAATTAATTCTCTAGGGGCAGATGGAGAAGGAGCATGGAATGAGGTAATGAAAACTAATTTTGCTAAAATTGATCATGAAACTGGAAAAGTCAGAAAGAGAGATGATGGAAAAGTTTTAAAACCAGATGGCTGGAGACCGCCAAATTTAGCGGAATTTATACTAAATTAATAGATATTAAATAAGAGTGTCGGTGTATAGTATTGGTACAAGAGCTAATTACTATAACTCATTAATAAGGGCTCACTCTTGAAAAAAAATAATAAAAGATCTAAAAGATCTAGGCCGATTGATGCAACTAACGAGATTCATGTCCCGCAAGCTTATAGGAATAAATTAAAACCCAGAACAGATAATCAAAAAGAATACATAAGAACTGTAGCAGAAAACAGTATTACTTTTTGTCAGGGTGTTGCAGGAAGCGGTAAGACCCACATTGCTGTCGGCATGGCTTTGGAATATTTATTAGATGAAAAAGTAAAAAAGATTATCATTACAAGACCAGTTGTAGAATCAGGAGAAAAAATAGGTTATCTTCCAGGGACCGCAGAAGAAAAATTGCATCCTTATCTTTTGCCTTTATTGGATGAAGTAAATCATTTTATATCAGCATCATATTATTCTAGTCTTAAAACAAATAATAAAATTGAGATAGTTCCTTTGGGACTTATGAGAGGTAGAAATTTTCATGACTCTTTCATAGTTGCAGATGAATGTCAGAATGCATCATATGAACAGATTAAAATGCTTATAACAAGACTAGGCAATAATAGTAAAATGGTATTAACTGGTGACGTTAGTCAGTCAGATTTACACAGAAACTATCAAGGTGGATTTTTTAATATGATGGAAGCACTTAACGGATTAGATGGTATTGGATTTTCTAGACTACTATCTAGTGATATAGTAAGACATCCAATAATTGGAAAAATTTTAGGACGTTTAGACTTTTACGAAAATGAAAAACCAAAACACTAAATGTTTAATATTAAATGCTGACTATACCCCTATTTGTGTAGTTAATTGGAAAAGAGCGTTGATATGGTCTATCAAGTATGAACATACTCAGACTATGGGAATTGAGATCATAGATTTCTATAAAAATGATCATATAGTTGGTGCAAATAATAAAAAATTCCCTATTCCCTCAGTAGCCAAATTATGTCAATATAAAAAGTTTAATTCTGATAGTGTTAATTTTTCTAGGAAAAATTTATTTATTAGAGATAATTTTACTTGTCAATATTGTAATAAACAATATGAGATAAAAGATCTAACATATGATCATGTTATTCCAAAATCTCAATGGGATTATTCTAAATTAGGAACTCCAACAAATTGGACAAATATAGTTACTGCTTGTTTATATTGCAACAGGAGAAAAGGCAACAAAACTCCAAAACAAGCACATATGCCTCTTAATCGTCTTCCAGAAAAACCTCATAAAAATATTAAATACTTGCCACTGAGGACATATCTACATAAAATAAAGCACGATCTGCCAGAAGAATGGTCGATTTATTTGCCTCCTTCCTATCTAGATTTTTCATACTAATATGCCAGAGTATACATATCTTTGTAATAGTTGTAATGAGAAATTCTCGTTGGTTTGTAGTATAGCAAAATATGAAGAAAAAGCAGAATGTCAATTTTGTAAGTCTAAAAATACAGAAAGATCATATAGAGACGATTTATTAGGGTTAAATACTTCAATAAAATTATCAGACAATGAACTAAAAACTATTGGTGATCTAGCTAATAGAAATGCAGAAAAAATGAGCGATGACCACAAACAGCATTTACATGAAAAGCATAATGCTTATAGAGATAAAGAAGAGAATCCTCTTCCAAAAGGAATGAGCAGAATGAAGAAACCAACAAAGAGGATAAAATGGACGTAAATTTTGATGAATTTATTATAAAGAAAGAACTAACGAAAACAAATACAGAAAATAAGTTCTATACTATGTCTGGTCAGGAAGACTATCTAGATCAAGAGCTAAATCCAAGATTAAAAAAAGACAATGATAAAACTGTAGCAAAGGCATTGGCCAGATCTGATAATTCTTCATATAAGTACTTAATAAAAATAGGGGCATATGGTAAAATATATAATCCTATTTCCATATACGATCCTGATGCTAAACAGCCCAAGTTTATGACAAGAGTTAGAAAATCAGAGTGGGAATTTAAAGAAGTAAGTCCAAAGGTATTTGATCATTATATCAATTTTTTAAGAACCAAAAATCTGTCTTGGTTCAATAACGCAGAAAGGGAACTATCCTAATGTCAAGAATAAATAAAACACAAATCTATGCAATACAGTGGCTTCAAAGTCAAAACAAATCTTTAGATGAGATTTCAGAAGAACTTAAGATTACTCCTAAGCAAGTATCTTCGGTTCTAGAAAAATATTCTAAGACTAATAAAGACGGAGCAAAAATCAAAGAAGCGAAAAGTAGTGCTGCAACCCCTATTAAAAGTAAAGATCTTATGATAACAAAAACTTCTTCAAAAGGACATAATAGTGTGGCTATTATGACAAGAGAAGCATCCGCTCTTAATGACGAAAGCAAAAAGCACCACAGAGCGAGCATCAATCATAGTGCTGTACAACAGTCAATATATAGACCAAAGAAGAAATAATAACTATGGATATTAATGAATTATCTAAAGATCCAGATAAAATTAAACAATTAATTTCATTATTAAGTTCTTTTTTACCAGATACAAATGATAATGAAGAAACTAATGATAGTCCAATAAAAAGTAAAACTACTAAGTTAAACTCTGGCAAAAAAAGAAAGAACAAATTTACTGATATGCCAGAAAAAAATATGCATAAAGAAGACGTAGAAATAGATAAAAAGTTACAAAAGGGGCCGCCAACCCCAAGAAGTAGAGAGTCTTCTTTGGTTGAGGCTTCATGTAGAATTTGTGGAAGGAAAGAAAAAATTAGTTCAGGATTAGTAGATTCATTAGACAGATACAAATGTAACCAGTGTTCAACATCAGCAGGATAACAAATGTCAGAAAAAGAATTGTCTGAAGAAGAAAAAATACTTCAATTTGTAAATGAATTATTTGAGGGTAGAAATAAAGATCTACTACAAAATAGTCAAGGTAACTATGGAGAATTATTTGAAGCACAGCAAAAAAAAACATCTGCTCCTCATGAAATTTTTATAAATGTAGTATTTCATGTAATATCATTAGACTCTGAAACCCAGAATCAAACAACAACGAAAATGATAGAAGAGAATTATTACGTCCCCCTTCCTGTTAAAGAAGATTTTAACAAATATATAGATAAATTTAATTCCTCTCTCAAAAAGGCTATAGTAGAGGCTAGTAACGAAGTATCATGAAATATCCATCAAGGTATTCTAATGGCAAAGAAGTCTCAGCGGCTCAATATATCACTGAGATTATTTGCGAGAAAAAAGCGAAGATGGACAAAGAAGATCTTCACTATCGGTTTTGGACTAATAAAAAATGGAGTAGATTTTTTAGAGATCAAATAGCCACTGCGAATAAACTCATTGATGAGTTTGGAGAAAAGGCTATTATTAGAGCTTTAAATAATACCAAAACTGATCGAATCTATTCCTTGCGAGCGCCCCATCTCAAGGGTATTATCCTTGAGCAGAAGTCTGTTCTTGAACAAGAGAATACTGAGTTGTCTCAAAATCTTGTTCGCAAAGAAGATGTTATATATAGAAGCAATATTGGTAATAAAAAATCCATTTTATCTAAACTAGAGGATATTGATCATGGGAATTAAAGAAGCAGTAATGAAAGATTTCGGGAACGACATTATCCTTTCTGGCAGTTCCATAGTGGACAGGAAGTCCGTTGTGATCCCCGTAAGCCCTGCCCTAGACATGATATTAAATGGAGGCATACCAGAAGGCAGTTTTGTTGTTTTAACGGGCCAGCCCAAATGCGGAAAGACTACCACATCACTTTTTTTGGCCGCAACAGCACAACAAGAACAATATGCTGGTGGCATTAAAGGTGGTCGAAAAGTGTACTACCTAAATATTGAAGGTAGACTAAAGAAAAGAGATCTTGAAGGAATTCCAGGATTAGATCTTAACAGGTTTGATGTTATAGGATCACAGCAAGGCAAAATATTACATGCAGAAGAATATCTTCAAATAGCCGAACGAATCATAAATGAGGAGCCAGGGTCAGTGCTCATCATAGACTCATATTCTGCATTATGTACAGAAGCAGAAATAACAAGCGAAATGGACAAAATGCAAAGAGCAGATGGAGCAAAGCTATTAGCTAAATTTTGTCGTAAGGTGGCCAATGTTATTCCTGTTAATAGAAATATTGTAATAGGAATTACTCACTTAATGGGTAATCCAACAGGATATGGTGCAGAATTTAAAGAAAAATCTGGACAGGCTATTGCTTATCAAACAGACGTAAAAATTAGAGCAAAATCATTTAAGCCGTGGGTACTAAGTTCCGATAGTACTCAAATAGGACAAGAAGTAGAATGGCAAGTTCTGTGTTCTGCCCTTGGTCCTCCTGGAGGCCAGATAACAAGTTATATCAGATATGGAGAAGGAATAGATAAGTATATGGAAGTGATTATACTAGCATCTGATATGGGTCTTATTAATAAGGGTGGTGCTTGGTATACTCTGGACTATCTAAAGGAAGAAAAACCAAAATTCCAGGGGACAGAAAAAGTCAGACAATATCTTGTTGATCATCCAGAAGCATATGATAAGCTTTATATTGAAGTAAAAAATATGATGGGAATTAAATGATAGTAAAGGATCTTGATGGAAACACACATAATTGGCACTTGACAGGTAATTTGGCTCATGCTAGAATTAGTGCAAAGTCGTCTCTGCACCTTAGGGCTAGGAAGCTTCTTTCGGAAATATTTCCTACCATGCAAGTTTTGGAGGAAGTTCCGATACATTTAAGGAAATCAGAAACATTATATTTAGATTTTTATTGTCCGCTAATCAAAACATGTATAGAAGTACATGGCGAACAACATTATAAATTTGTTTCTCATTATCATCATACAAGATTAGGCTTTATGAAGCATCAAAAAAGAGACAGGGAAAAGATAGAATGGTGCAATACTAATAATATCACATATATAGAATTACCATTTGATGAAGAAGATTCTCAATGGTCTAAAAGGATTAAAAATGACTAGTAAAGAGCAAGTTGAATCTTGGGATAAAGTTCTAGATGAGTATGAAAGCTCAATAGGTCTATCTACATATAAAAATGATGTGTTGCCAAGTGATGAGTTAGATCTTTATTTTACAATGAGTAGAGATCAAATAGAAAAGCTAACTCCAGAAGATTGTGCCCAAATATCATATAGATTAGGTCAATTTTCTTTTCATATCCAAAGAACAGTAAATAGAGAAATAGCCAGAATGAACTGGGCGGAAGAAACAATTAAGGAAGTTATAGCTGATGAGATTAATAACTATAAAGGTTATGGTTTCGTAGAAAAATCTTTACAAGCTATCAAACATAATGAGAAAGCTACATCATTAAACAAAATTAAAAAATATGCTAAACAAAGAAGTGACAGATTGGTATATTTAGCTAATAGCATTAATAATCTATCAAATATAATGCTATCGATACAAAAAACAAAGAATAAACATTAATTATTGGAGATAATATGATTCTGTGCGATCCAGCAGCCGAGAGGGCTGTGTTAGCTGGTATATGTTCATATGGTGAAACTACATATCTTGATATTGCAGATATTGTACAGGAAACGTCATTCACTGTTGATAGTAATGCTATCATTTATAAGTGTCTAAAAAGTATTTGTGAAAAAGAACATAGACCGACTATAGATATAGCATCTATATATTCTGTAGCCCAAGAACTTGGATTTTCTCATATATTATCTAAAAAAGAAGAAGTTCAGCATCTAAAAGCCATATTAGATTTTCCTGTTAGCACTGAGAATATCAGAAAGTTTGCTGCCAAAATTAGAAAGCTTGAAATAGCAAGACTATTACATAAAGAACTAGAGACGGCAAAAGAAAAACTATTAGATGTTACAGGAAGCGAGCCTATTAGTTCGATTTTGGGCGTAGCTGAGGATACCATATTTGATTTTGCTTCAAAGCTTAGTGATACTGAAAATAATCCTATATCTATAGGACATAATATTAATGAATATGTTCAATTCTTAGAAGAAAACAAAGTTGATCAAGTTGGTATATCTACAGGATTTCCAATATATGATCAAGCAATTGGTGGAGGATTAAGAAAAGGAACAGTCAATGTTATTGCTGCTAGACCCAAAACAGGTAAGACATTATTAGCAGATAATATGGGATTTTATATAGCCAATAAATTAAAATTACCAGTATTGAATATGGATACAGAAATGACCAAAGAAGACCATATTAATAGAATTTTGGCGATGATGACGGAAATAGAGATCAACAGCATAGAGACAGGTAAATTCGGGGAAAGCAATGATCAAAAAACAAAGATCTACGATGCTGTAAAAGAGTTGGAGAAAACCAAACTATACTATAAATGTATTGCTGGAAAACCATTTGATGAACAACTATCAATTATGAGAAGATGGCTTGTTAAAGATGTTGGTCTAAATCCTGATGGAACAGCAAAAGACTGTGTCATTTTTTATGACTATTTAAAACTAATGGATACTCAGGGTATGTCTCAGGATTTAAAAGAATATCAACTTTTAGGTTTCATGATGACATCACTACATAATTTTGCTATTAAATATAAAGTTCCAATATTAAGCTTTATTCAATTAAATAGAGATGGTATTAGTAAAGAAAGCACAGACACAGCGTCTGGATCGGACAGAATTATCTGGCTATGCAGCAACTTTACTATATTCAAAAGAAAATCTGATGAAGAAATAGCTGAGGATGGATCTAAGAGTGGTAACAGAAAATTAGTTCCTCTTATTAGTCGCCACGGAGGAGGATTAGATGATAACGATTACATCAACTGCAACATGAAGGGTTGGTGTGCAAAAATTACAGAAGGTAAAACTAAGCTAGAATTAAGTAGTGGAAAAAATACAGAAAAAGACGGATTTATAGTAGATGAAAACAATGAAGAAAACCAAATCTCCTTTACATGATCAATCTAGACTAAAAATAGTTTGTGATCATATTTGTGACGATATAGAGAATTTATTGAATATTCTTAATATAGAATATAAAATAAATAACAAAATGATAACGATGTGTTGTCCCATACACGGAGGAGACAATCCATCCGCTGTTAATGTATATCCTCATGGAGACTATTATAGAGGCAATTGGAAATGTAGAACACACGGATGCGATAATATTTTCAAGGGGTCTATTATAGGTTTCATTAGAGGTGTTATTTCCAAACAAAAATATAATTGGTCAAAAGAAGGAGACGATACTTGTTCTTTTGATGAAGCTGTTAAATTTGGTTTGGAGTTTATCAACAAAGATATTAAGCAAATTAGTGTTTCTAAAACACAGGCTGAGAAAACATCATTTACTAGAATTGTTCAGAATATAACACAACCCGAATCAGAAGGATCTCTGCCAAAGATTACCAGAACTCAAGTAAGGCAATCGCTAGAAATTCCTGCAGAGTATTATCTGGATAGAAACTATACTAAAGAGATATTGAATAAATATGATGTGGGGCTATGTAATAAGCCAAATAAAGAGATGTATAACCGTGTTGTCGTTCCAATTTATTGTCATGAAGGGAAAAATATCATAGGTTGTACCGGCAGGAGTGTATTTGAAAAATGCTCTAAATGTTCCGGATTTCATGATCCATTAGATGGTTGTCCTGATAAAGATAATCTTTGGAAGTTTTCTAAGTGGAAGCATAATCACGGATTTAAATGTCAAAATCATTTATATAATTTTGCTAATGCAAAAGATTATATACAAAAAACAAAAACTATTATCATAGTAGAAAGTCCAGGAAACGTATGGAGACTGGAACAGAATGATATACATAATAGTGTGGCTATTTTTGGATGTAATTTAAGCGATAGACAAAAATTATTAATTGATTGTTCTGGAGCTATGAATATTATAGTTTTAACAGACAATGATGAGGCTGGCGAAAAAGCATATCAACAAATTACAGATAAGTGTAAAAAAATCTATAGAATCTATAGACCAGTTATATCTAAAAATGATATAGGAGACATGACGTCTGAAGAAATAGATATTCAAATCAAACAATTTATAAAGAATGAGATCAAATGAATCCTAAAATTATAGCATTTGCTGGTCGTAAACAATCGGGGAAAACAACCTGCTCCCAATTTATAGAGAATCTTTTTATACAAAATAATCCTACTGGTTCTGTAAAGATATATAATTTTGCAGATCCTCTTAAGCAAGAAATTTGTATTAATATTTTAGGATTATCTTATGAACAATGCTATGGTGATGATACTCAAAAAAATATGAAAACCGATATTGTTTGGGAAGACCATAATCTTACAGCAAGAGAAGTTATGCAATTTGTTGGTACTGATATTTTTAGAAAAATGAAGAATGATGTCTGGGCAAGTGCTACAATTAATAAAATTAAAAGAGAAAATCCCAATATAGCCATTATTGCAGATTGCAGATTCCCTAATGAAGTTGATGTGGTTCGCAATGCTGGAGGAATAGTGATTAAATTGACTAGAGATCCTTACCATTCTGATCATTCTAGCGAGACTGCCTTGGATACAGACAATTACGATCAATCAAATTTTGATTTGATTATTAGCAATCACTGTTTGTCTATTACAGAGCAAAATAAAACCTTAGATAGTTTTCTCAAAGAAAAAGGAATATTACCATTATAATTACCTATTTTAGAAGTTCATCTTATAATACTCACTCTATGTGTGAGCAACAATATTTCTTTGAATATGTATTAGGATGGAGAGGACCGAGTAATCAAAAAGCAGATAAAGGAACTATAGTCCATAAGGCTCTGGAGATCCTAGCCTGTATCAAACAAGGACAACAGAATTCTAATAAAACTATTGAAGATGATATATTAGGAGAAATATCAACATCAACATATAATTTAGATCATATAATAGAACAAGTCTATAAATATTATACCTCTAAATTTTCTCACCATAAATGGTCAGATAAAGACTACAAGGATTGCTACAATTGGACATATAAAGCTATTCATTATGCTGGTGGTATGTTTGACCCAAGAAACAAAGATATTGTCTGTCCAGAACAACATTTTGATATTGTAATAGATAAGCCATGGGCAGCATATAAATATGATACAAAAGACGGGATTATAGAAGGAAATCTTGCCATCAAAGGCACTATAGATCTAATAACCAGAGTAGATGACAAAACATTAGAAATAGTAGATTGGAAAACAGGTAAAAGATTAGATTGGGCTACAGGACAAGAGAAAACACAAGAAAAACTAGAGAATGATCCACAATTAAGAATATACCACTATGCTGTACAAAAATTATATCCAGATATTGAACATATAATGGTTACTATATTTTTCATTAATGATGGAGGACCATTTAGTATATCATTTGATAAAAAAGATTTACCAGCAACAGAAGAAATGCTAAAAAATAAGTTTGAGATAATAAAGAAAACTAAAAAACCCAGACTAAATAAAACTTGGATGTGTAGTAAATTGTGTCATTTTGGCAAAAGCACATTTGAAAATACTCATGTGTCATCAATCAAAGAGTATAGAGAAAACCAGCTATGTTCTATAGATAATAATATGACCAAGTGTGAGCAAGTTAGACACGATATAGAGCTAAAGGGATTAAATTCCGTAGTTGACGAATACACGGTTCCTGGCTATACTGTAGGTAAGTACAAAGCACCAGGAAGCGTAGAATGAAGAAATATATACCACTGCATGTACATTCTCATTATAGTTTACTTGACGGATTAAGTAAGCCAAAACAAATAGCGGATAGATGTTCAAAAATCGGAGTATCTTCTTGCGCCTTAACTGATCACGGAAACATATCTGGTGCCGTACAGTTTCATTCAGTGATGAAAAAGTCTGGCATTAAGCCAATATTAGGTTGTGAGCTTTATATTTGTGACGATAGTCCAACAATCAAAACAAAAGAAAATTCAGAATTACATCATTTTCTGGTTCTTGCTAAGAATTTACAAGGTTGGAAAAAGTTAATAAAAATCATATCAGAGTCCAATAGGTCTGATCATTTTTATCATAAGCCAAGACTTAATATGTCTTCGTTATCTGAGTTAGTAGACAATAACTTAATAGGATTTTGCGGCCATTTAGGTTCGTATTTGGCAAACCATATTTTTGTCAATAATCAAATTATCCCGGATTGGAAAAATATAGGCACAGCAAAAATAGAACAACTCAAAAATGTTTTTGGTAAAGATAATTTCTTTTTAGAAATCCAGCTAATGGATAAAGAGAATAATCCTGCTCAAAAGATATTGTCTGATTGTATAAACGAATTAGCCAATTTAACCAAAGTTAAAACAATCTGTACTCCGGATGCTCACTATGCAGAAAAAGACGACTCAATAGATCAAAGAATATTATTGTGTAATAATCTTAAAACTACATTTTCAGAAATAAATAAAAAGATAGTATCAGGACAACAAGTTCCTATGTCAACATTTTTTCTATCGGATAATTATCATATATTATCTCCGGAAGAAATAAGAGAAATTCATACTGATCAAGAGATAGATAATACTAATCTAGTAGATAGTATGTGTGAAGACTATGATATTACCCATAAGCCGATGCTTCCTCCTTTTGAATGCGAAAACGGAGAAAACCCAGATGAATATCTCAGACATTTGTGTAGACAAGGATGGAAAGAAAAAATAGCAAACAATATCTCAAAAGATATTGAGCAAGTTTATGTTGATAGAATAAAATATGAGTTATCTATATTGCAAGGTGCTGGTCTTTCTAGTTATTTTTTGATTGTCTCAGATATAGTGAAATATGTGAGAGATAATAACTGGCTACCTGGACCAGGAAGAGGTTCTGCTGCTGGATGTTTAGTATCATATTTAATCGGAATAACCTCTATTGATCCAATAAAATATAATCTAATCTTTGAAAGATTTTATAATTCCGGAAGAAATACTCAAGATAGAATTTCCATGCCAGATATTGATGTCGATGTGCCAATCAATAAGAGAGAGAATGTTATTAACTATATCAAAGATAGATATGGAGATGAAAATGTTTCTCAAATGATAACATTTAATACTCTAAAGGGTAGGGGTGCTCTTAAAGATGTGCTAAGAGTATACGGAGATGTTTCGTTTGATGAAATGAATAATATAACACAATTTATACCTGATGAAGCTAAGATTGCTGACGAATTACAAGAAATGAAAGAAGAATTCGGAGAAGCATCTATTATACAGTGGGCATTAGAAAATAATGTTGACAAATTGAAAAATTGGTGTTATATAGAGAATGGAACTTTAGTTGGTCCTCTAGCTAAGAGGTTTGAACAAGCCATAAGATTAGAGGGGACTAAAGTTAATCAATCGAAACATGCGGCCGGAATTGTTATATCAAATAATAAACTTGGAGACATATGTCCTATGGTATATGACAGCAAAAATAAACAACAAATTGCTGGCATGGAAATGCAAGACTTAGAGTCTTTAGGTATTATAAAATTTGATATACTCGGTGTAGCAATGTTAGATAAGGTAATGACAGTTAGTGACTTATTACAAAATGGAGGTACTATATGAATAAGTTATTTTCAGAGGTAGCAGTTGATGAAAAGTTCACAATCTCGGGCTCTCCCCTAGTATATCGTAGGATCGCAGACGTAAGAGTTAGTTGCTGCAAAGTATATAATGCAGAAGAAGATGCTAACTCAAATAATAAAACATATCTCGCACCAGGAACAGTAGTAAAGGTAAATGGCTAACAATCAAAAAATTTGTGTTTTCGATTTTGAAACAGACGGTAAGGATCCAAATGTATGTAGTCCAGTGCAATTAGCAGCAGTAATTATAGATCCAGTAAAATTAGAAATTGTATCTGATTCTGAATTCAATATCAGTATTAAACCTCTAGCATTAGAAAAAGACAAAAACTATGCCTATGAGGATAGTGATATTTTGGATTTTCATGCTAAGGTTAGGGGTTCGACTAAAGAAGATATTCTGAAATCCTGGCATGAATATCCTGATCAGGATACTAGCTGGAAAATGTTTGTTTCTTATCTAGAAATGTATCATTTAAGATCTGATAGGAAATCATGTTTTACTGCTCCTATAGCTGCTGGCTACAATATCAATAGATTTGATATGAAGATAGTAGATAGGTTAAGCAAAAAATATAAAAACGTTAATAAAGAAGGAGTTTCTTCATTATTCTATCCAAGAGATGTTATAGATATAATGAACCTTATTTTTTATTGGTTCGAGGGATCAAATGATCTTAAAAGCTACTCGTTAGATAATCTAAGAGAATATCTAGGAATATCAAAAGATGGTGCCCACGATGCTTTAAAGGATGTAAAAGATTGTGCAGAAATCTTAATTCGCTTTTTAAGATTGCATAGGAATATGTTTGGGAAAATTAAGTTTCAAGGTTCTTTCAAATAAATCAAATGGAATATTATCAGTTTAGTTGTGGATGTAAATTCCCAGTATTAAAAAAATCTGAGAATAACGAATCTATGCCAAGTTTATCCTTCTCTCCTAATATAGAGGATATTCCTATAGATTGCACTAAAACCTGGGATCTTTTATCTGATGGGAATACCAAGGGTTGTTTCCAATTAGAGTCGAGATTGGGTCAGTCTATGTCTAAGAAATTAAAGCCTTCAAATATAGAAGAATTAGCCGCTCTGATTTCAATCATGAGGCCAGGATGTCTGGAGGCTGTTAGAGACGGAAAAACAGTTAGCAATCATTTTATAGACAAAAAGAATGCTCAAGAATCTGTTGATTACTTTCATCCTTCTTTAGAACCTATATTAACAACCACATATGGGGAAATGGTTTATCAAGAGCAAGCCATGGAAATAGCCCAAAAGATAGCTGGTTTTGATCTACAAGAAGCGGATATGTTAAGAAAAGCCATTGGAAAGAAAAAGCCAGAAGAAATGGCCAAACTAAAAACCAGATTTATCGATGGTTGTGTAAACCATAAAATAGTATCTAGTAATGAGGCAGAACAGATATTTAGTTGGATAGAAAAATCTCAAAGATATTCGTTTAATAAGTCTCATGCGGTCAGTTATGCTATTAATGCATATATTTCGGCTTATAGTAAAGCTCATTTCCCAAAAGTATTTTTTGCATCATACTTAAAATATGCTAAGGATAAAATAGATCCTCAGCAAGAAATAAAAGAATTGGTAAAAAATGCTACAGATATGGATATAGCGATCTGTGTTCCAGATATTAGATTATTAAATAAAAATTTTATCATCAATAAGAATATATATTTTGGTCTAACAGATATCAAAGGAGTAGGAGATTCTGTATATAAGAAAATAGTAGAACTTTATTCGACACAAATATCTAAAGAATTATCCTGGACTAAGCTATTATTTCAGATATTAATGAAAATCAATTCCACAGCTGCAAAATCTTTAATTTGTTCTGGAGCTTTAGATTATATTAAGAAAGATAGAACTTTAATGCTGTTTGAATATGAGATTATATCTCAGTTAACAAATAAAGAAATAGAATATATAGATCAAATTAATAATAACGAATTTTCTTTAACACAGCTATTGAATATTTTATCTAAAAAACCCAGACTAACAGAGCCAAGAAGAAAAATTATATCTAATTTAGTTAACTCATTGATTAGACCTCCATATTCTACAGAGGACAAGATTGAATGGATATGTGATAATGAAACATCACTACTTGGAATCAATATAACATATTCTAAAGTTGATTCATATGATATTAGTATGACTAATACTAGCTGTAAAGAATTTAAAGATACGACAAGGAAAAATATTATTATTGCTGGTGAAATAGATGGAGTCAACATTATAAAAATAAAGAATGGAAAAAATAAAGGTCTAGATATGGCATTTGTCAGTATCAAAGATAGCACTGGATATATAGACTCTGTTATTTTCTTTACTGATCAATTAACTATATATAGAAATCAATTATTTGAAGGAAACATTCTTATTTTTCAAGGGTCTAAATCCCAAAAGAAAACAGATCTAATCGTAGAAAAATGTTATACTCCAAGGACTTGACTACTCGCCACACAATCGTATAATATGCTAGGATTTCGGATTTTTGGTATTTTAAATTTAAGGAGCCGATATGAATATTGTAATTGTTAGAGGAAATTTAGCTCGTGACCCAGAACTAAGGACTGTTAGCAGTAATGGCAAGCAGACTTCAGTTGTTAACTTTACTGTTGCAACATCTCGTGAATATACCAAGGCAAATGGAAGTAAGGACAAAGTTACTTCATTTATTCCTTGTGAGGCATGGGATACTGGGGCGGAAATCATCGGAGACTCTTTTAAGAAGGGTGATCTTGTGATGGTAGAAGGATCGCTTAGGAATGATTCGTGGGAAAAAGATGGCGTAAAGCACTCGACACTAAAAATTAGAGTGAATAATTTTTCAAAAATTACTAAGCTATCTAAGAGACAGGATTCTGTTGAAGAAGAAGCCGTAGCATTTTGATATTAGACTAATTTAATATCATTCACAACTAAAGAGGGCTATGGGAAACCATAGCCTTCTATTTTATATGTCTAAAAAATTAAAAGTACTATTCTGTGGAGAAGCAAGTTTTCTAAAAACTGGATATGCCAGTTATTACAGAGAACTCATTAAAAGATTAAATAATAATCCTTCATTATATATTGCTGAATTAGCTTGCTATGGATCTATTAATGATAGTAGAGATACTAATATAAATTGGAGATATTATGCTAATGCAGTACCTCCAAACGACCCAAGGTTTTCTCAGTATATGTCGTCCACGGATAATTCTTTTGGGCGATGGCGATTTGAAAAAGTCTTAATAGATTTTAAACCTGATGTTGTTATAGATATAAGAGATTACTGGATGAATCAGTATCAGGCATTTTCTCCTTTAAGGGAATATTTTAATTGGACAGTGATGCCAACGATTGACTCCGCTCCACAACAAGACTTGTGGATGTCCACATATTTAACTGCCGATGCTATTTTTACATATTCTGATTGGGCAAGAGATATCATAAATCAGCAAACTTCTAATAAAATCAAATATATAGATACTACTTCTCCAGGAGTAGACACTGATATTTTTTGCATGAAAAACCAGCAAGCTTGTAGATCTAGTTTACTAATACCAAATGATAGTATTATTATTGGATCAGTTATGAGAAATCAAAAAAGAAAACTGATACCAGAATTAATACAATCTGTTAGAAAAGTTATAGACTCATATGAAAGTTCTGGAAAAACGAATAAGAAAATATTTCTATACTTGCACACTAGTTATCCAGACTATATGTGTTGGGAAATACCAAAATTACTAAAAGAAAATAGAATGCTAAATAGGGCACTATTTACATATCATTGTAAAGATTGTAAAAAAGTATTCTCTGATGTATACTCTGGACCAGCAAGACAGTGCGTAAATTGCAATAGCGCTAATGCTGTATTGCCATCCGCATCTGATGGTGTATC